TATGTATCTTTATTGGTCGCAGACGCACGGGAAAATCCACTCTCGTCCGGGATTTGCTTTTTCACCACAAGAATCTGCCGCTAGGAACAGTGATTAGTGGAACAGAGGAGTCTAACGATTTTTACAAGAAAATGGTGCCGCCGCTCTTTATTCACGGTGCATACTCGCCTGTAATTATTCAGAATTATGTCAATCGGCAGAAGCTCATTATGTCAAAAATTATGAAGGAGCAGCAAGAACGAGGCCAATCCCGGATTGATCCAAGATCATTTCTGATTCTTGATGACTGCTTATACGACGACACGTGGATTCGTGATTTGAATATCCGCTACTTGTTCTTGAACGGTCGTTGGGTTAAGGTCTTTTTCTTGATTACGATGCAGTATCCGCTTGGAGTTCCGCCTATTCTGAGAACAAACGTAGATTATGTATTCATTCTGCGTGAGCCCTATATGAGCAATCGCCGTCGTATCTTTGAGAATTATGGATCGGCCTTTCCTTCCTTTGAGTTCTTTTGTCAGGTGATGGACCAGTGTACAACGAATTACGAGTGTCTTGTTATTAGTAACAACACACAAAGTAATAAAATCGAAGATATCATCTTTTGGTACAAGGCGGAGCTACACGGAGATTTTCGTATCGGCGCGCCTGAGTTCTGGACACACTCCGCTCAGCATTACAGGGACCAGGAAGAGTCTGAGATTAACAAGTATGATCCTGCATCAAGCGTAAAGTTAAAGGGGCCTGCAATCAACATCATACGAAAGAACTAGATATCTGCCTTGAGTAGATACACGATGTTCAAGATACCATTATGGATGGCGTTTTTATTAATTGTAGGTGTGGGTGCTATTCTCCTTGGATTATCTGGTTTAGCTGCGACTGAAGGATTTATGGCAGGCGGACCTGGCAGACGCTGTGGAACAGATCTGCCCGACTGCATTGGTGTAACTGAGTGTATAAATGGGTTCTGTAGAGTCAAGAATCCGCCTGTCTTACCGCCAAATGAGATACCTACATATCCTTGATCTCCATAATCAAAAAAATGAATTTATACTATAGTAAGAATGGCTCTTGAGTTAGGAAAAGGACTTGGTCTCTTCCTATTTGTTACAGTTCTCTGCTTTGTTGTTGTTCAGATGATGAAGCCGACGGTCTATGCGCCGCCTGCGGCAGGTGCTCGTTCTGCAGTCCTACCGTGCCAGGCGAATGGCCAGTGCCCTGTTGGTCAGCAGTGCGTAGGTGGTATCTGTGCTGAGGGGTTCACTTCTGCTGTAAATGTCGGCCAGGATATGTCATCGTGCACTGAGAAGCAGTGCCAAGGTATTAATGCTCCTTGTCCCAGGAAGGACACACCCTGTGCTGAGGGTACGTTCTGCCAGGGTGGTTCGTGTGTAAATATCGCTGCCCCGGATCAGGGCACTGCGTACAATCAAATCGGAATGTTGAATTTGAATTAGAGTTTATGAAGAAAGTGTATCTGTAGGAACCTCATCAGACTTTACAGCCTCAATCGTCACGAACGGCTTCTGTGCACCTTCGTTCTTACGATCCATTGCCAGATCACCCTTTGAGCCAAACATCGATCCCCAACCATCTTCTGATGCCTCTCCGGATACCGGATTGCCATCAGCGGACAGTACCGCCTTCTTGTTTGCACCCTTTACTGAGTCCTTACGCTGCTCTGTTACAAACTTGTCGCGAGCCTCCTCGTTATCCTTGTAGCGCTTCATCAGCTGATTGAGCTGGTCCTCCGCGTACTCTTGATCCTGGACCTGGTGCGGCTTAGGATCCCAAGGCAGCCACTTGCCAACCTCACCAAGGAAGATATTGTGGATAGCATCGGAGCGCTGGAGCTTCTTAGCCATCGCAACAGCCTCACCGTGAGTTCCAGTAACTCCCCGGACTTTCAAGCCACGCATACTGGTGTGAAAATCATTCTTTGCAAAGAACTCCTCTTCAAGCTTGGTCTGCTGCTTGAATAAGAAGTCGTCGTAGGCCTCCTTGATCGTCGTCTTCTTGATGGCCTTGTCATTCTCCTTTACGAAGTTGTGGTATGTCTGGAGAACAGAGGCCATATCGAGGCGACCCTTACGGCAGAGAAGCGCAGCGCCACTCATATCCGGACCTACGGCCTCAAGGCGATCGGCTTCGGCGGTCAACTTATCGTTGATTCCCCGGACAACTGAAACGAGATAGGTCTCAAGATTCCGGATCTTGTAATCAACTTCATACTGCTTGACAAACTCGCCGAAGAAGAACTGGTCCTTACTGTTAAGGACTGACTCAGGGCTTAGGAAGGAAAGCAGTACAAACTTCTGGCTACGGATTTCAGGGTCCTCCTCGAGAAAGTCTTCTTTGGTTTCCTTCGGTTTAGCGTCATTGGGTTTGCTGGTGTTTACAGACTTCTCAGAGGACATTGGGTTCTGCGTTATGAAAAGAGAAAGTCTTAAAGTATCTTAGCGCAGCATCTCAAATTTTAGAAATTTGAGATGCCAGGTGGAACCGTTCAAATTCATTTCCTTAGAAATGAATTTTTACGGTAGCGCAGGCCAGCCACATAATTTCTACCTAGAAGGTATAAGAAGATGGACTTTTCCTTTGGTGATGTTTTAACCGCTGTGCTCAAGTATCTGATTGAGGGCCTCGTCGTCGCGTTCGTCGCGGTGCTCGTCCTGAACCCGAAGAAACCGAACTTCGGTGAAATCATGACCATCGGCGTTGCCGCCTTCGCGACGTTCGCGCTCCTCGACACGTTCACCCCGTCCATCGCGGTCACTGCTCGCCAGGGTGCGGGCTTCGGTATGGGCGCGAACCTCGTTGGCTTCCCGCGTATGTAAATACGCGTTCGGTAAACCCCGCGTATGTAAAAACATCCGCTTGCAGTAAACACCGCGTATGTAAATACGCGTTCGGTAAACCCCGCGTATGTAAAGCACTTTTTAGAAAAAAGTAAACAAAAAACCAAGCAACTTATATTAAAAGTCTGAGACCAACTCATTGTTTCTCTTGAAGGATAAACAATGATTTGTTAATTAATTTTATTAAGTACGATTCTTACGGGTTGTCTTGCCTTTGCCGAGGTGAATCTTGCGACTGCCACCTCTTCTTTTTCCTCTTGGTTTCGGGGGCTGTTTTTCCATTAATTTTTTTACCATTACTGAAGCACCTTCATCTTTGTCTACGATTATATTGTTATCTTTACAAAGACGTTGTAATTCAAGATATGGTAATGCTAAAAAATCAGATTCTTCCATTATATTAAATTCTATAGGCGCTTCCCCTTTTAAATAACGATCATTTAAAAGAAGTCTAGCAATAAGTACAGATTTGTTGCCGCTCGGATCTAAATTTCTATTAGTTAATTCACCTTGTAGGGCAGCAGCTGTCCATTTTTTTTTATCAGAATATGTTTCTCTTATAGCTCCAGCAGCATCAGCAGCAGCCTTAGCAGCATCAGCAGGAGGAGCAGGAGCAGCAGGAGCAGGAGGAGGAGTAGGAGCAGCAGGAGCAGCAGGAGCAGCAGAAGGAGCAGGAGGAGCAGGAGGAGCAGGAGAAGCAGCCTTAGCAGTATCACCAGCTGTGCTGCTAGCAGCAGCTGTAGCAGCATCAGCAGGAGTCACTGTAACGATTCCACCAAGATTACGCTGCTTTAACTTCTGGTACATCCGATCAGCCATTATATACCGAAACACTCCACACGCAGGATTCAAATAGGTTGAAGCCTCAGTATTACATTGTTCTTCAACCAATCCTTCAAGAAATAATGCATAGACTTTATTATCATACCGAAGTTGCTGATCTTTGAGTAAATCATCTTCACTCTTTGTAAATTTTAACTGCTTCCAATCCTCTTTTGCATCGTCTGGTTTTCTAATTTTATACTGTTTATCACCAAGTGTGACTGTATGAAGTTTATTCTGATCTGTTGGTTCATCTACAAGACCTGTACCTCCTGAAGGCGCAGGAGCGACTACCTTTGCAGGAGTGGCAGCAGAAGCAGTAGCGACTACCTTCGCAGGAGTAGCAGCAGGAGCACCAACAGCACCAACAGCACCAACAGCACCAACAGCACCAACAGCACCAGCAGCACCAGCAGTAGGGATAGGAGAAAAAGAAGCACGAGGCTTAGGGTTAGCAGGAGGAGTATCAGGCCGACCTCCTGCTTGTAAACCGCGATCACCAAATGTAATCTGCGACACCCAGCCGGGAGGCGCGCTCCAGATATGATCTTGCTTGCCTCTGAGTGTCTGAGTTTTCATTTCCTTATCACGTGAATGAGCAGTTGAAGGCTTTCGGAAACTTACAGTCACAATATGCTCAGATTCATCAGCTCGCTTGAGGCCTGCTTTGGATGTACGAATTGTATCAATATCAAGCGAACCAATGGCTTGCGAATGACGCTCAAACACTAGACGAGGATCTGGCAGATATCCAAACGCAATTTGCCTTTCAGAATCCGGCACGGAGTAGAAAAA